CACAATCGCTTAGTCATTGCTATGCAACTATTAAATCAGATTGAAAAACAGCTTACAGACGTTATGCAGACTGGCAAGATGGCAGCTATACAAACGGATAATAAGTTTAAGATATTTAGATAGAGGACATTATGCCAGCATTAACAAAAGAGCAGATAGATGCGTGGAGTAAAAGAAACAAAGGCGCATTTGAAGGACTGCTCAATGTTAATCAGTTTGTGCCTGTAACTGGCGATATACAGTCAGGTGTCATGGCAGGTCAAGACTTAGCTCAAGGAAACTATGGTAGTGCAGCTTTAAATGCTGTTGGTTTACTGCCATTTGTTCCTGCTTTGGGTGGAATTACAGCATTTCATGGAACAAATAAACTATTTAATCCATCAGAAATATTGCCGTCAACATCAGGAACTTATGGTAAAGGTGTATATTTAGCAGAAAGACCAACGACAGCAGCAAAGTATGGTGAAAATTTATTAAAGTATGATATTCCAGAGCAGAATTTATTTGATGTATATGGAATGAAATCAAATGATTATCAAAAGCTATATAAAGATGCTGGGATTAAGTACAACAGCAAAGTAGATGACTATTTACGTCTTGGTGCAAAAACCAATGCTTTTCAAGAAGCACAAAAAGATTTGGGTGATATATCTAAGCACGGATATGAAGGCATAAAAGGATATTCTGAATTTGGTGGTGATGAATATGTATTATTTAATCCAAAGAAATTAAAACCAATAAAATAGAATTTAGGTAACGGACAAGCCTAAACAAGAAGCTCACTTCGGTGGGCTTTTTTATTGTCCATTTTAGGAGTAGTAAAATGAGTGACCAAGCCTTAGAGCAGTCGCCACAAGATAAAGTGATGGCTATGCTCGATGAAGTATCTGATGATGAATCTATTAACTTAGATGCACCTGAGGAGGAACTAGAGCAAGAGGAAGTACCTGAGGAAGAAGCTGAGGAATCAGAAGAACCTGAAGGTGATGATGAAGAACCAACTGAAGATGAAGAAGTTGAGGAAGATGAGGACTCTGTTGAGGAGCAACCCAAGTCTCTAAAACTAAAGATTAACGGTGAGGAACTTGAGAAGCCTCTAGATGAAGTCATCGCACTAGCCCAACAAGGGTTAGATTACACCAAGAAAACACAAGAAGTAGCAGAGCAACGTAAAGCATTAGAAGAATACGCTCAGACTGTTAAAGTCCAAGAGGAAGTCTTCATGCAACAAGTTCAGTTACAGCAAGCGTTGATTGGTGACGTAGCGCAACTAACAGCAGTCGATAAGCAGCTCGCAGCCTTTAATGACGTCAACTGGCAAGAGCTAAGTGATAACGATTTCGTAGAAGCGCAAAAACTGTTCTTTACATATAACCAGCTTCAACAACAACGTGGTCAATTGGCTACCGAGCTTGAAGCCAAAGCGCAGCAAATTCAGCAGCAACAAGCTGCTAAGATGCAAGAGAAAATCGCACAAGGCAAAGAGATTCTAGCTAAAGAAATCCCTAATTGGAGTCGTGAGACCACCCAAGAACTGATGACTTTCGGCAAAGAGTACGGCTTTAGTGACGATGAACTAGGCACAATCATAGACCCACGTCACGTGAAGGTCTTACATGATGCTATGCAATGGCGCAAGTTACAAAAGAATTCGGTTGCAAAGAACAAAGTGTCACAAGCTAAACCTGTCGTGAAGCCAGGTGCTAAAGATACAAAACAGGAAGCGACATCAGCTAATCGTCAAACACGTGATGCGTTACGTAAGACTGGTAAATCTGATTACGCACAAAAATTAATTGAAAATATGATTTAGGGGAATAAACATGGCTGTTTCATCAACCAACACCTATACCGGTAAGGGTATTGCAGAGTCTTTTGAAGATGTAATCTTTGATATTAGCCCAGAAGATACACCATTGCTTTCATTAGCAAAACGTATGTCTGCTGGTCAAACTTACCACCAATGGCAAACAGATGCTTTAGCTGCTGCTGCAACTAACACAGGTATCGAGGGTGACGACTCATCATTCGCTACTTTGGCATCTACAACAGTATTGGGCAACTACACACAAATCTCACGTAAAACAGTTCAAATCTCTGGTACATACGATGTTGTTAAGAAATATGGTCGTAAGTCAGAGGTTGCTTACCAACTAATGAAGGGTGGTAAAGAACTTAAACGTGATATGGAATATGCAATTGTACGTAACCAAGCTTCTTCTGCTGGTGGTGCTTCTACTGCACGTTCAACTGCTGGTATCGAATCATGGATTACTAACCGTGTATTGCCTACAGGTAACACAACTGGTACAACTCCAGGCTTCTCTAACGGTACTGTAGTTGCACCTACAGATGGTACATTAGCTACATTTACAGAAGCTGATTTGAAATCTGCATTGCAATTAGCATGGGCTGACGGTGGCGAACCATCACTCATCTTGATGTCTGCTAAAAACAAAGCATTGTTCTCTAGCTTTGCTGGTATCGCAACTAAGTTCAACAATGTACAAGGTACTGCACAAGCAACTATTACTGGCGCTGCTGACGTTTACGTTTCAGACTTCGGTAATCATACTGTGAAACTTGACCGTTTTATGCGTGATGAAGTTGTATTGGCTGTTGACCCTGGCTACGTTGGTTTAGCTACATTGCGTCCAATGGAAAAAGTAGAGTTAGCTAAGACTGGTGACTCAAGCAAATGGTTGATTCAATCAGAGTACGCTCTTGTTGTTCAAAACCCAAATGCACACGCTAAGGTACAATCAGTAGGCGTTTAATACTGATATAATGGTGGAGGGGGAAACCCCTCCATTATTACTAAGGATAAACAATGTCAGTTCATTTTGATTACGACCCATTAACAGGTGTCACACAGACGTTTGATTATGACCCTGTAACAGAAGATGTACGATTAACATCTACACAAAATTTAGACCATTTCTTTGCAAAGCTAAAAGAAGCTAGGGACAACCCTGAGAAGTGGGCGCAAGGCGTTAAGCAAGAGTTTGCTCATTACGCAACCATCCCTCCAGTCATACAGATGGAGTTGATGAAGAAAGGGATTGATATACACAATCCTAACCAAACAAAAGAATTACTAAAAGAAATTAACACCTCATATCCATACCTTAAAGTTACGACTGCGATGGTGAAATAATGGATAGAGATGAATTAAAACAATGCCAAATGGCAATGCACCAGCTTATTGAAGCTAACGACTACGAAAACGCACTACCGTTAATATACTCAGTGCTAGAAGAATATCCCGATGATGCTGCAACACTACACTTCCTCGGCTATATATGGTTAATGTCAGGCAAAGAAGCCTTTGCTTATCAACTATTTCGTAGAGCCTTACAAGAGCAACCAGGCAACAAAGCATTATGGACATCATTAGGTCGTGCTTGTCACGAGTTAGATAGACCTGAAGAAGCCATTAAGTATTTTATGAAGTCAGCAGAGCTTGACCCTGCATATTTTCTAGCATATTCCAACCTTTCTGCTACTTTAGTACAGTTAAGTGAGTGGGATGGCGCAGAGAAAGCAGCTAAAACTGCATTAGAGCTATCTAAAAGCGATTTAAATTCTGAATTGAACCTAGCACATTGCTTACTAGCTAAAGGTGCGTTTAAAGAGGGCTGGAAGGCTTGGCGTAAATCACTAGGTTCTAAGTTTAGAAAAGAGTTTATATATAACGATGAACCTCATTGGGAAGGTGAAGCAGGTAAGACTTTAGTTGTTTATGGTGAACAAGGTCTAGGTGATGAGATATTTTATGCAAGTTGCCTTAACAAAGCCATTGAAACAAGTAAAAAAGTCATTATTGACTGTGACCCACGACTAGAAAGCCTGTTTAAGCGTAGTTTTCCTGATGCCGAGGTACATGGTACACGTAGAGATGACAATCCTACATGGGAAACAGGTGAAATAGATGCTAGATGCCCTATCGGTGGACTTCCTGAGTTCTTCTGTAATGATACTAAATCTTTCCCTAACACTCCTTACTTGGTAGCAGACCCTGAACGCAGGATTATGTGGCGTTCTTTGTTTGATTCTTATGGTAAGAAGGTAATAGGCATATCAACACATGGTGGTTTAAAGATGACTCATGCTCGTCATCGTAAATTGACTGCTGATGACTTATCACCGTTACTGAAACGCTACGATATACAGCTAGTTTCACTTGATTACAAGCCTGAAACACGTATTGAAGGTGTTAAATACTTTGATTGGGCTACACAGTCTGATAATTATGACGATACAGCAGCTTTAATCGCTGAATTGGACATGGTGATTGGTGTTCCTACTACTGCCTTGCATTGTGCAGCAGCTTTAGGCGTTAAAACATGGACTTTAGTACCTAAATATCATCAATGGCGTTATGCACAGCCTAGTATGCCTTGGTATCGCAGTATGAGATTGATTTACAAAGATGAGCAGGAATGGATAGACGTTATTCGTAGCGTTGAACAACAAATATAAGGAATAAATATGGCTTTAGCATCTTACAATGACCTAGTGTCTACGGTTGAGAGTTATCTTGCTCGTAGTGACTTAACAAGTGTCATTCCTACATTCGTCATGCTTGCACAACAACGTATGAGTCGTGATTTAAGAACTCGTGAGATGCTAAAAGTAGCCACTACAACAGCGACAGATGGCACAGTAGAGATTCCTACTGACTTCTTAGAGATGCGTGAGTTACACTTTCAAGGAAACCCACCAATTACGCTAGAGTACGAGAGTCCTGATAAGTTCTTCCGTGATATGCTCACAACAACATCAGGCTTACCTTACTACTACACAATCATTGGTTACGAGTTTCAGTTTGCACCTACTCCTGATAGTCAACAAGTCTTACAGATGCTTTACTATGCAGAACCAACATTCATCTCATCAACTGTATCAAGTAACTTATATCTAGCTAACTATCCTGATGCGTTATTGTACGCAACACTAGCAGAAGCAGAGCCTTACTTAATGAACGATGCACGTATTCAAGTATGGGCTACGATGTATGACCGTGCAATTGCTAACATTATGAATAGCGACATTGGTAAGAAATTCCCTAACACAGCATTAAACGTAACTTTACGCTAAGGACAAATCATGGCAGAAATCAGTAACTATTTAGAAAATGCGTTAATCAACGGCACTATTCGTGGCACTACATACACAGCACCAAGCACAGTTTATGTTGGTCTATATACAAGTGACCCTACAGACGCTAACACAGGCACAGAAGTATCAGGTGGCTCTTATGCTCGCCAATCAGTAACTTTTGCAGCGCCTTCAGATGGTCTATCAGCTTCTAATGCTGACGTAACCTTCCCACAAGCAACTGCTAACTGGGGTACAGTAGGTTGGATTGGTATTCTTGATGCTTCAACATCAGGTAACCTTCTTTACCATACAGTATTAGATGCAGCTAAAACAATTGAAACTGGTGACATCTTTAAGATTGCATCATCAAACCTAACAGTACAATTAAGTTAAGGGTAAATTATGGCTTTAGTTCTATCAGATAGAGTACAAGAAAGCTCTACCACGACAGGAACTGGTGCGTTTACTCTTGCTGGTGCTTCAAATGGCTTTCAATCTTTCAATAGTGGTGTAGGTAATGGTAATTCTACTTACTACACAATTGCTGACTCTACAAATAACGCATGGGAAGTAGGCATTGGCACTTATACGCACTCTGGCACTTCTTTATCTCGTGACACTATTCTTGCTTCAAGCAATTCAGGTTCAGCAGTCAACTTTGGCTCAGGTACTAAACAAGTATTTGTAACATATCCTGCTAAACGTAGTGCGATGACAACAGGTCTTACAGAGAATACATCTACCATCTCATCAAACTATACAATTACTACAGGAGCAAACGCTATGTCAGTAGGAACATTGACTATTGCTAGTGGCGTTACTGTAACTGTGCCATCAGGCTCTAATTGGAAGGTTCTATAATGGCAAGTATTATTTCAACAAAGACAAGTGGTGGCGGTGGTATTGCTGTAACTGGTGATACTTCTGGTGTACTACAACTTGCTTCTAGTAATGGAACGACAGCAGTTGAGATTGATGCAAGTCAAGTATTTAAATTCAACTCCGGATATGGTTCAGTAGCTACAGCATATGGATGTCGTGCATGGGTAAACTTTAATGGTACAGGTACAGTAGCTATTCGTGCTAGTGGCAATGTGACAAGTATTACTGATAACGGTACAGGTCTTTATACAGTTAATTTCACAAATGCTATGCCAGATGATAGTTATTGTGTTAATACAGCAATGGGGATGTTAGGTTCAACCAACTCATCCAATTCTGTAACAATGATTAATGATATTTCTGCTGTTCCTACTACATCAGCAGTTCGTATTGGCACTTCATTTGCTTCAAATGGTACTGCTTATGATGTACAAAGAATTTATGTATCTATTTTTAGATAAGGAATAAAAATGAACGAACGTATTATTTACCCAACAGATGATGGTGTTGCAATTATAATTCCTGCACCTGAGTGCGGATTAACAATTGAAGAAATTGCAGCTAAAGATGTACCTGCTGGTGTTGAATACAAGATTGTTGATGTATCAGACATTCCAGAAGATAGAACTTTCCGTAACGCATGGGAGTACGCATGATTACAATTAACTTTGACAAAGCTAAATACATTACTAAAGACCGTTTGCGTACAGAACGTAAACCTATGCTTGAGTCTTTAGACGTAGTGCAATTACGCAACTTAAACAATCCTGAAGTATTAGCAGAGATTGAAGCTAAAAAACAAGCATTGCGTGATGCTACTAACCAAGTAGATACAATGACAACACTAGATGAGCTAAAAGCTGCATCGTTACCAGTATTGGAGTAGTTTATGGCAAGTATTGTGGTGGCTGGCGATACCAGCGGAAGCGTTACTATTGCTGCACCAGCGGTAAGCGGAACTACTACACTTAATTTACCTGCTACAAGTGGAACATTTATTTATGCTGATGGTTCAGGTAACTTGCAAGCTAATTCAGGCTATGGTTCTGTAGCGACAGGTTATTTATGCCGAGCATGGGTTAATTTTAATGGTACTGGAACTGTAGCGATTAGAGCTTCAGGAAATGTAACTTCTATTACTGATAATGGAACTGGTGATTACACAATCAATTTTACGACAGCGATGCCTGATACTAATTATACTACAATAGGCTCTGGATTTATAAGTGTAGGTTCGTATGGTGTTATGTTTCAAGTTACTGGTTCTGGTGGAGTTCCAACAACATATACAACATCTGCTGTTAGAATCAATACAAGAAATAATGAAAGCAGCACTTTAACAGATTCATCCTATGTTTTTGGTTCAATTTTTAGATAAGGAATAATAATGCCAATAACATTAAACGGCGATAGTGGCATAACCACTCCTTCATACGGTGGCACAGATACGTCTGAATACCTAGTACCTGTAACAGCATTTAAGAACAAACTAATTAACGGAAGCATGGCTATTGACCAGCGTAATGCTGGAGCTAGCGTTACATCAGCTTCAGGAAATACTTACATTACTGATAGATTCGCAATTAAATCATCTCAAGCATCTAAGTTCACTGGTCAACAAAATGCAGGTTCAGTTACTCCACCATCAAACCTTAAGAATTATCTTGGAATAACATCAAGCTCTGCTTATTCTGTTTTATCAAGCGATTACTTTATTTTGTATCAATGTATAGAGGGTTTAAATAGTGCTGATTTAGGATGGGGAACGGCAAATGCATTCCCAGTAACATTATCTTTTTGGGTGCGTAGTTCATTAACTGGAACATTTGGTGGCGCTCTTAGGAATGATGCAGGAAATCGTAGCTATCCCTATACTTATACAATTTCATCTGCAAATACTTGGGAATATAAAACAATAAGTATTCCTGGAGATACAACAGGGTCATGGTTGACCAATAATACTACAGGAGTTGAAGTTGGATTTGGTCTAGGTGTTGGCTCAACCTATAGCGGAACTGCTGGCTCATGGGCTGCTGCAAATTATTTATCAGCCACAGGCGCTACATCTGTAGTCGGAACTAACGGTGCTACCTTCTACATCACAGGCGTTCAACTAGAAAAAGGCTCTACAGCTACATCATTTGACTATAGACCTTTTACAACTGAATTGCAATTGTGTCAAAGATATTATTTTAATGACTTAAAATATGTTGCATCATTAGTATCTGGAGTTGCAGCTACTGGTACAACTTATCCAGTTGAAATGAGAGTTTCACCCACCATTACTGGTGGAGCAGCAGGATTTTCTGAAGTAGTAAAAACAACTAAAGGTCTTTACTATTATCAAACGTCAACGAGTGGAGTAACTTTAACTTTTTCTTCGGAATTATAAAAATGTATAAATTAAAATTAAATATATTAAATGAAGAAAGTGTTATTAGATTGAAAGATATGGCACACATTCCATATGATTTAGGAAATGTTGACTATCAAAAATATCTAGCATGGCTTGACGAAGGCAATACACCTTTATCTGCGGATGAACCAAATGCAGAGTAGCACATTCAAACCTACATTTTTATTAGTAATGGAACATAATGTTACTGGTTTAAAGTATTTCTGCAAAACAACTATGCTAGATAGAGTTTGTAGATATAAGGGTAGCGGTGTTGCATGGACTAAACATCTTAAAGAATTTGGAAGAGATGTAACTGTTGGAGTGTTAGGCTTTTATATTGACTCTAAAAGATGTTTTGATGCTGCTAAAAAGTTTACTGAAGAAAATGACATAGTAAACAGTAAAGAATGGGCTAATTTAATACCAGAAACAGGTAAAAATGGCTCAATCCTATCTGGTGAAAATAACAATTTTTTTGGAAAACATCATACTGAAGAAACAAAAGAAAAGTTAAGAAAAGCAAACAAAGGTAGAAGTGTAAATAAAGGAGCTTACCGCTCTCCAGAACAACGTGCAAAAATATCTGCTGCATTAAAAGGCAGAAAAATGAGCGATGAAATAAAAGAAAAAATTAGAAAAACTATGTTAAGTAAGTTTTCTAATAAACCAGCAGAGGAGTAATAGATGTTTGGTATAGCAGCATTTTCACAAGTACCATTCAGCTCACTTGCTAGTCAGGTTTTATTAGCTTCTGCTCAGATTACGGGTGATGCTACCTTTACAGGTTCAGCATACGCAATTCGTACTGATAGTGCTTTTATTACTGGTAATGCTCAAGTTGAGTCTATTGCCTATCTAATTCGTACTGATTCTGCTGCTATAAACGGTGTAGGAAGCGTTACTTCTAACGCAATAAGGGTAAGGACTAGCGCAGGTCAAATTGATGGCTTGGCGAGCGTTACAACAGATGCTACAAGACTCCGTACATCTACAGGTGCAGTCACAGGCTTTGCATCATTTAGTGCTAATGGTCATCGTATATTCTATGTCATTGGTACAATAACAGGCACAGCAACAACAGAAGCAGATGCAATTCGAGTAAGAACATCTAGCGGTGATGTAGATGGATATGCAAGCGTAACAGCTCTAGGCGGTGTTGAGTATTCAGGCAATGCAGAGGTTAATGGATATGCTTATGTAACAGCTAGTGCTAATCCTATATGGGGTGGTTATGCAGTTGTTTCATGTAACGCTTCTATCATTGCTGATGGTCGTATTATCGGTGAAGGTTGGACAGATACTATATACGATGAAAACACATGGACTCCTGTTAGTGCAAGTGAAAATACATGGACTGTAGTACCGGCAGGTGATAACACATGGACAGATTCAACAGTAGGAAATAATACTTGGACAGATGTGTCCGTAAGCAACAACACTTGGTATAGAAAAGGCTAAAACATGGCAAAGAATAAAGTTTCAGAATGGTCAGCTACACCTGCTGATAATACTGACGTTGGTGGTATTGACATTAATGAAGGTTGCGCTCCATCAGGCATTAACAATGCTATCCGTGACATGATGTCACAAATCAAGGATATGCAAACAGGTGCGGATGGTGATAACTTTACTGTTGGTGGTAACTTATCTGTTACAGGTACAACTACACTTACTGGTGCATTAACTGGCAATGTTACAGGTAATTTAACTGGTAACGTAACTGGTAACGTCACAGGCAATATAACAGGCAATATTACAGGCTTAGTAACTGCTTCTGATGCTTCAACTGTAAACTCAATTACTATTGGTTACAGAAATATACCTCAAAACTCTCAAGTTGCAGGATATACATTAGCATTATCTGATAATGGTAAACATATTTACTACACAGGCAGCGCAGCAACTATTACTGTTCCTACAAACGCATCAGTAGCTTTACCTGTAGGTTCTGCTATTACATTAATTAATAATGGCTCAGGTGCATTAACAATTGGCACTACATCTTTAACAGTTTATTTTGCTGGAACTTCTAATACTGGTAACAGAACATTAAATGCAAAAGGCATGGCTACATTAATTAAAGTAGCTACAGATACTTGGTTTATCTCTGGTGTAGGATTGGCATAATGAGTGGAATCATTCAAGGATTAATTGCTTCCTCTGGTCGTGGTGAGTCAGGCACTCAAACGCTTTCATCAGGTTCTGGAAGTTTTACAGTTCCTTCAGGCATTTATTCATTAGATGTTGTAGTTATTGGAGCTGGTGGAGGCGGTGCAGGTGGCTCTGAAGGCGACCCATATACATCAGGCGGCGGTGGTGGCGGTGGTGGTGGTATAACAACTACAACAATATTAGTTTCACCATACGAAACTATCTCATATTCAATTGGTTCAGGTGGTACAGGTGGTGGTAACTCTGCTGCTGGTAATGCTGGTGGTGATACAACCTTTGGTAGCGTTACATCAACAGGTGGTGGCGGTGGTAGATATAGCGGTTATCCAACACATAATTATTTAGGTGGTTTTGCTGGTTCTCCAGATGGAGTTGCTGGCTCTGATGGTCAGTTTTTTGGTGGTGATGCTGGTAACGTATATGGTGGTGCTGGTGGATATACTCCTGGCTACTCTACAGGAGGTTCTCCTGGATATGGAACTGGCAATGGTTCTTCTGGAACTGGCTATGGTGCAGGTGGTGGTGGTGGCGGTGGTCGTGGAGCTTCAGGAGCGCAACCACAAGGCACAGGCGGTACTGGCAATAGTGGTGTAGTAATCATTACATATTAAGGAAAATTATGGCAATTCAAAGAGTAACATTTACGGAGTGGACTCCTGACCTGCCTGGTGTAGCTGAGAATCTTTCTATAGCTAAAAATGTAGTTCCTACATCCATTGGTTACGCTCCGTTTCCTACTGCTGTAGATTATAGTGCTGCTGCTAGTGAGAATCTTAATAACGTAGTTGCAGGTCGTTTTTCATCTACTACAACAGTATTTGCTGGTGGCTCTACTAAGTTATTTAAGTTTGACTCTGCTGATTTAAGTATGGATAACGTATCTAAGTCAGGAAATTACACAGGTGTATCTAAATGGAACTTTGTTCAGTTTGGCAACACTATTATTGCTGCTAATAACGTAAACAAGCTACAAGGCTTTACACTAGGTTCAAGTTCATTATTTGCAGACTTAGCTGCTGCTGCTCCTGTTGCTAAATACGTAACAGTAGTACGTGACTTTGTGGTGGCTGCTAACTTAGACTCAGGTTCTAACGGTAACAAAGTACAATGGTCAGACATTAACGATGAAGCTGATTGGACAAGTGGTGCTACATCACAATCTGATTATCAAATAATTGCAGACGGTGGCAACATTACAGGTCTTACAGGTGGTGAGTTTGGTCTAGTCTTACTAGAACGTGCTGTAGCTCGTATGACTTACATTGGTTCACCTTACTTCTTTCAGTTTGACACAATATCTCGTGGTCTAGGATGTTTAGAAGGTAACTCTGTAGCTAAGTATGGCAACATTACTTACTTCTTGAGTGATGATGGATTCTACTCATGTGATGGTTCTACAGTCGTTCCAATTGGTACACAGAAAGTAGATAATTGGTTCTTTAGTAATGCCAACCCATCTGAATTTGACCAAATGTCAGCAACAGTTGACCCTATTCGCAAGTTAGTCGTATGGGACTTTATTAACGTATTTGGTGGTCGCTCATTACTAATTTATAACTGGCAAGTGCAAAAATGGTCTTATGCTGATACAGATGTTGACCATGTATCTAACATTGCTGCTGCTGGTCTTACATTAGAAGGCTTAGACGATAACTACAACGTAACAGCAGGTTCATTTACAGTAGGCAAGTCTTACACAATTACATCTTTAGGTACAACAAACTTTACTTTGATTGGTGCTGAAGTCAACGTAGTAGGTGCAAGATTTACAGCGACAGGTGTAGGTTCAGGTACAGGTGAAGCTATTGACTTGGAAGCTGCTGCGGCAGCAGGTCGTACATTAGACACATTAACTACATCTCTTGATGATAACTTATGGTCAGGTGGTAAGTTCTTATCTGCTGGTGTACGTGATGACAAAATTGTAACTTTCACAGGTGCTAACGCTACAGCAACTATTAACACAGGTGATATTGGTTCAGAAGCTACTTCTGTAGTAACGCTTGCTAGACCTATTGTAGATAATGGTTCTGCTAACGTAGCTATTGCATCAAGAACTCTATTAAATCAAGTTCCTACGTATGGAAGTTATGTACCAGCATCAAGTGAAAATAGAGTATCATTACGTAGTAGCGGTAAGTATCATCGTTTATCAATTGTACCTACTGGCGACCAATGGTCAAACATTATGGCGGTTGATATTGAAATCACACAGCAAGGTACAAGATGACAATTGTTAATCAGCAATATAGGAAACTCAATCCTGCTGGTGCGCAACCTCGTGAAATCTCTGAGGTTGTTAATAACCTCGTGGATGGCAAATCTAACAACGTAGGATATATTACTTTAAATACAGGTTGGGCTACAACCACTACAATCTATAACGAACGTATTGGTTTTGACTCAATTATATTACTAACTCCTTCAACTAATGCTGCTGAAGCTGATACTGCACCTTATGGTGCTTTTCAAGATACAACAGACCAAACTGCTGCATCTGCTAACACAGCTTACCCTATTACTTTTAATACTACAGATTATTCTAATGGTGTTTATATAAGTAGTAGTTCACGTATTAATGTTCGTAACGCAGGTACTTATAATCTACAGTTTAGCGCACAGGTTGTAAATACTAATACACAAATTCACGATATAGATATTTGGTTACGTAAGAATGGTTCTGATGTAGCAGGTACTAATGGTCAAGTATCTATACCTAATAGTCATGGTGGTGTAAGTGGTCGAATATTACCTGCTTGGAATTATGTTATTGATTTAGTTGCTGGTGATTATTTAGAATTAATTTGGAATACAACAAGCACTCAAGTATCTTTAGAGCATATTGGTACACAAACAAGTCCTACTAGACCTTCTGCAGCATCTATTATTGCAACAATGCAGTACATCGCTCCATTATCTATGGACAATGTTTTAATAACAGCGCAAACAAAAGGTCAAGCAACAGTATCTCATTTTGCTAATGACACAGCAGATAAAACTTATAAATATTTGGTAGTTGGCTAATGAAGATAAGTGCAATTCTTGATATAGACCAAGTATGGGCAGACATCGAAAGTTATATAGAAGGTGCTGCTAAATACACACATGGTCGTTACACAGCAGATGATATTCGACAGACGTTCAAAGAAGGTGGTCAGCAGTTATGGATTGCTTACGATGACAAGATATACGGTGCTGTAATAACTGAGATAGTTGAATACCCACAGATGAGAGCTTTAGTCATGCACTTTACAGGTGGTATAGAGCTTCCTAAGTGGAAAGACGAAATGTTGTCTGTATTAAGAAGTTTTGCTAAAGACACTAATTGTAAAACAATAGAATCATTTGGTCGTACAGGTTGGAAGAAAGTATTTAGTAAAGACGGTTTCAAGTCTAAATTTATGTTCTACGAGTTACCTATAGAAGGAAAAGACAATGCAATATAATCATTTTGATATGCTACCTGAGATGGCGTTTAAACCTATTGGTAAACGTATGACATTAGAGGGTGGTGGTGGTAAGGGCGGTGGCGGTGGTTCATCAGGTACACAAGTACAAGGCATTGACCCTATGCTCAAGCCTTACGTTACTTATGGCTTAAATGAAGCTGTAGACTTGTATAAATCAGGTGTTCCTAACTACTATCCTGGTCAAACATATATTAGCCCATCAGCACAAACACAAGTAGCATTACAAGCACAGCAAAATCGTGCTATGCAAGGTAATCCTTTATTACCTGTTGCACAACAACAACAGCAATCAGTTATTGGTGGTCAATACTTAGCTAATAACCCATTCTTTAACCAAGCCCTACAAGGTGCTGGTCAAGCTGCTACTGCACAATACTTTGATGCTATTAACCAAGCTCAATCAGGTGCATCACAAGCTGGTCGTTATGGTTCAGGCGCACAATCTAACTTGTTTAATCGTGCTGGTACTACTTTGGCTAACAGTCTTGCTAACACAGCAGGTAACTTAGCTTACCAAAACTATGGTGCTGAACGTGCTATGCAAAACCAAGCTGCTCAAAATGCACCAACATTGGCTGCTGCTGATTACGGTGATATTGCACAATTGGCTAATGCTGGTCAGACTGCTGAAGATTACCAACAAGCTGCTCTACAAGGTGACATTGCTCGCTTTGACTTTGAACAGAACTTACCTTACCAAAAACTATCTAACTTGCTTGGTGCTGTTTATGGCGCACCTGCTGGTTCTGTAGTTCAATCATCACAACAAGGTTCAAGTGGTGGTAAGATTGTTTGCTCAATGATGAATGAGTTTTACGGTACTGCTCCATTCCGTAACCGTGTATGGTTATTACAATCACAACGTATGCCTAATGCTAAAGTTGTGGAAAAAGGTTATCACACACTATTCTTACCATTGGTTGCTTTCGCTAAGAAAGACGGCTTCTTTAGTAAGGTTGTTCGTAAGACTCTTGAACACATTGCTAGACATCGTACAGCAGACGTATATAAAGAAATGCGTAACGGTAAGCGTGACCTATTAGGTCGTATCTATCGTGCTGTTTTAGAGCCATTGTGCTACTTTGTAGGCAAAGTGAAAGGGGTTTAATATGTGGCAATTTGCCCTTCCTGCATTACAAGCGATTGGCATTAATGCTGGTGTTAATCTTTTACGTAAAAAACCTTTATTACAAAACGCTACTACTGCTGGTGTAACTGGTGGCGTACTAGGTGGCTTTAATGGCGGTGGATTGTTTAGTTCATCACCTACAGCTTCTGCTGTGCCTACTACATCAGGTGCTTTTGAAGCGTCTATGGGATTGTCTAAACTTCCTGGCATGGCAACTGCTGAGAGTATTCCAGGCATGGTTGCTGGTGCAGACGGTGTATTACGCAGTTCTGACTACTTTACAAACATTATGGGTAGCCCTGTTTACACAGGCAATGAAGGCTTGTTATCACAAATCGGTACAGGTGCTGAATCACTATTCGATACAGCTAAAGCTAACTTACCTGACATCACTCCACAAAACTTAGTTGGTGTAAGCAGTATTTTAAGCAACATGGCTAACACACCAAGACCTGTAGCAAGTAACATGGGTGGTAGTCAAATCACAGGCACACCACCTAAATTTGAACCATTCCAAACTGGTCAAGTATATACACGCAAGAGAGGTAATAGATAATGGCTTTTAATTTATTTGAAGCACCTGAATACTATCAAGGTCTTTTGGGAGAGGAAGCAACTAAGAAGTTGCAAAACAAAGCTCTAACAACAGGTCTTGTCAACGCTGCTATTGGCTATCTTGCTCAACCTAAAACTGGTGGCTATGGTTCTGCATTACCTTATCTTGGTCGTGCATTAGCTGGTGGTTTACAAGCTGGTCAAGAAACTATTAGAAGTGGCTTAACTGACTACGAAACACAGCAAAAGATTGCTGAGATGAAACGTAAGCAAGAACAGCAACAAGCCCTACAAGGTATGATTGGTGGCATTACAGACCCTAATGAAAAATTGTTTGCTCAACTTGCCCCTGAACAATATGTAGCAGCTAAAGTTAAACCTGCTGAATCTCTTTTTGCTAAAATTGACCAAAAAGATTACACGCCAGAATCATTTGCAAAATACTTGCAAAGTGGATTAAGAAGTGATTTATTACCAATTACTAAAGAAGGTGGCTTAACTAATGACCGTGATGCTACTGCATTTGAATTGTATGCAAAACCATTTAATCAATTAAGTCAAGCTGAAGCAGGAACAGTAAATAAAAGAGTTGAACAAATAAGTGCTAATAAAGCACCTAAAGTTTCAGTTAATTTATCAGACCCAACTGCAAAAGCTAAAGCAGGTATAGATTTATCTGAGCGTGCAAGTAAATTTTATCAACAAGATGTTGATACGGCTAATCAATTTCAAGTTATCACAGATTTGGCTAAGAAAAATCCAAATGCAACTGGCGATACAACATTACTTTATACATACTTTAAAGTTCTTGACCCAACCTCAACAGTTCGTGAAGGTGAAATTCAAATGGTCAAGGATAGTCGTTCTATTCCAGATAAATTTAAAGCATACGCTCAAAGATTGGCTGGTGGTGGTTCATTAAATCAAACAGAACGTGATGAAATTTATCGTCAAGCTGAAATGAAAGTTCAATCTAGAAAGAAACAAGTAGATAAAACTCGTAAAGCATGGGTTGATAATGCAAAACGTCTTGAATTGGACCCTAATTTATATGTTCCTGACCCTTATGGTGAAACAAGAACAGGCGGAAAGGTTGAGGTTGACTACTAATGGCTTATTCAATTGAAACTAAAGACGGCATTGTTATTAATAATATTCCTGACAATGTTCCAAAAGATGACCCATCTTTAAAAGCTCGTGTAGCAGAATTGCGTGCTAATAAAGTTGCTCAAACATCACCTGGAATTCCTGGTCAACCTTCAATGCCTCCACAGCCTGAACAGCCACGTACTTTTGGTGAACGAGCAATTGGAGCAGGTGAAGCTGCTTTATCTACATTAAGTGGTATTCCTGCAAGCATACTAGGTACAGCAAGTCAATTGCCTTCTATGTTTAATCCTTTAACTCCAAAGACAGCTAAAGAAGCATCTAAAGCTGAAGAGCGTGCTGCTAACATGGCTAGTTCTTTAACTTACGCTCCAAGAACACAAGCTGGTCAAGAATATACACAAGCAGTCAATGATTTGTTGCAAGCAAGTGGTGTTCAAGGTTTAGTAGGTATGCCAGTACCAGGTAAAACATTACCTAAAGTTCCATCAGGTAAGCCAGGTGTTACATCTAATATTTTAGGTTTTACTACTGGAACAGGTGCGGAGTCAATCAGTCAAGCATACAAATCTGGTAAGGCAGGTGGCGAAAAAGGTCGTGTATTTGTTGAAAACTTACGCCAAGAAGTTCCTGTAGATTTAGTTTTGCAAGATGCTAAAGCTGCATTGTCTGAAATGAAGGCTAACAAATCTGCTGATTATGTTGCTAACAAACAAGGTTGGGCTGCTGATACAACTCGTTTAGATTTTTCACCAATTGAACAATCATTTAAATCACTTGAAGATTCACTTAAAGAAGGTGGTAAATGGAAGATTGGTAAAGATGAAGTTGCTAAAGTTGGTGAGGTTCGTCAAGTAATTAATGAGTGGAAAAAAACTCCATCATTGCATACTACTGTAGGTCTTGATGCACTTAAACAACGTATTGATGCTATCTACCCTGACAGTCCTAAACAATCTCAAGCACAGCGTGTAATCACAGGTACTAGCAATTCAGTAAAGAAATCAATTACTGACCAAGCACCTGATTATGCAAACGCAATGAAAGATTATGAAACAATGTCAGCTACAATTCGTGATATTGAATCTGCACTTTCATTAGGCAATAAAGCATCTAAAGATACAGCATTACGTAAACTTCAATCATTAACACGCAATAATGTGCAAACTAATTATGGTGGTCGTTTAGACATGGCTAGACAGCTTGAGCAAGCTGGTGGTGAAAATATTATGCCAGCAGTTGCAGGTCAATCATTAAGCGCATTGTTACCACGTGGTTTAGTAGGTCAAGGTGTTGGTGCAGGTGGTGTTCTTGGTGCAATTGGTGGTGCTTTAAATCCTCAAGTATTGCTTGGACTTCCAGTTGCATCTCCTAGAGTTGTAGGTGAGTCTGCTTACAAGTTAGGTCAAGCATCTAATTACTTACCTCCAGTACCTAAAATTCCACTTAGACAAGCACCTTACTCAAGTCTATTGTCATTCGGTCAAGAGGAGCAATAATGGAACAGTCACTTGTTAATTATTTAATCGGTGGCTGTTTAACTTTACTAGGCTGGTTTGGTAAAACTCTATGGGATGCTGTTAGTAATCTAAAAAACGATTTGAAACGCATTGAAGTAGATTTACCTTCTAGCTATGTTAAGAAAACGGAACTTGACAATCGGTTAGATAAGATTGAAACTATCTTAGATAAAATCTTTGATAGATTGGAAGCTAAAGTTGACAAACACGACTAGAACACAAAAAGACATTAGGAATGAGTATTTAAAAACTCCTGAACAAGCAGCACGGATAAAAAAATATAGAGATTCTCATAAAGAACAGCATCTTGAATATTACAAAGCGTATAGGCAACGCAATCCTGAAAAAGTTATGTTTAGAGCTGCACGTCATAGAGCAAAATTAAAAGGAATTGAATTTAATCTTGAGTATGACGATATAGTTATTCCTGAAAAATGTCCTATACTTGGGATAGATATTATTGTTCAAGCAGGAAGGGGAACTCCTGGTGGCAAACCAAATTCTCCATCTTTGGATAGAATTGATAATGACAAAGGTTATATTAAAGGCAATGTTCAGGTAATTAGTCATTTTGCTAATTCTATGAAATTTACTGCTAATAAAGAACAATTGTTATCATTTGCTAAGTGGGTGTTAAATACTTATGACAATTAAACCAAGAACCCATTTCGTGTTGCCTGATGTGCAAGCAAAGGATGGTAATGACTTTACTTTTCTTTCTTGTATAGGTAAATATATTGTTGATAAAAAGCCTGACGTAATCATTTGTATAGGGGACTTCGCTGACATGGAGTCCCTTTCTTCTTATGACGTAGGTAAAAAGTCATTTGAAGGTAGAAGCTATCAAAAGGATATTCAAGCTGCTAGAGAGGCTATGGATGCTCTTTTAAATCCTATATATGAGTACAATAAGGCGGCTAAAAAGTCTAAGCATAAATTATACAAACCTCGTATGGTTCTTACTTTGGGCAACCATGAGGACAGAATCAATCGTGCTATTAACGAGGATAGGAAACTAGATGGGCTTATCTCGGTTGATGATTTACCTTACCAAGATTGGGAAGTTATACCTTTTCTGGAAGTTATCACTATTGATGGTATTGCTTATAGTCATTATTTTGTGTCTGGAGCAATGGGGCGACCTATAGGTTCTGCTTCTGCTTTATTGTCTAAGAAGCACATGAGTTGTTTTGCAGGTCATCAACAAGGCAGACAGATTGCTTATGGTATGCGTGCTGATGGTCACGAGATGACAGCTATTATTTGTGGAAGTTGTTATGAGCATGATGAAAACTATTTGGGCGCACAAGGGAATAATCATTTCCGTGGTGCTTATATGCTTTATGATGTCCGTGACGGGCGATTTGACGAATTACCTCTTACATTGAAGTACCTAAAAGAACGATACAAGTAGTATAAGCCCTTCGGGGCTTTTTTAATGGGCGTTAATTATGATTAGAGTTGGTGTTTGTGAGTGCTGTGGCACTCCGTATAACTACGATGATGCAGAACCTGATTTAGGTGTATGTGGTGAATGTAACCCTGCTGATGAAGATATGATTGGTATTGTTGATATGGAGGATTTTGATGCGAGGGATTAGACTGATTTGGTGGTTGTTATTAATTAACGTAGTTATTTATTCTTTTGTATGTCATTACGCATTTGCTGATGAAACAACAATTAATTATAAAGGTCAGCCTGTACCTAGTGCTATGGCACCGTCTATGTCAGCCTTTTCTCAAGATGTATGTGGTATTGGTGTAAGTGGTGCAGTCAATGGTGGAGTATTCTCTGTTGCTGGTGGCACGATGATTACAGACACTAACTGCGTTAAATTAAAGTGGGCTAAGTTCTTACATGATGGTGGTTTAAAGGTCGCTGCTGTATCTTTAGCTTGTAACGCTGACCATGCAGTATGGGAAGCTATGGAAATGTCAGGTTCACCTTGTCCTATAGGTGGCTCTATTGGTGACGCTGCAAGGAGAGCATGGTTTGAATTACATCCTGATTGGTATGAGAAGTTATACGGTAAAAACTTTACTTTTACTAGCCCTATTATTAATAAGGAGTAATGCTTATGCTTGGTACTGCACTTACACGCCTAGTCCAGAAGGTTGGGTTACTAATCTCGTCTGTAACGGCATATCTAACTCAGAAGCTCTTGCAATTGCGTGGTGTCCTTACCGCCCTCAAGACCCAATTTGCGGAACTCCTCAACCAGTTCAACCAACTTGTACCGCTCGTACTGAAACTCAAAGCATTAGTTGTCCTGTGCATTACTCAGGTGCTATCAATCAAAGCCGTACTTACCAATGTTCTAGCGAAACTTGGGACGATTGGGTTACAACTTCTAACAATTGCTCGCCAGACCCTCCAACTTGTCAAACAAGCGTTGAAGAAAGACAAGTAGCGTGTAGTGAAGGCTACACAGGTTCAATTTCAGAGCAGAGGTCATCGTCATGTCCAGACCCTTACGGTCAACCTATTTTTGGTCAATGGGTAGAAAGTCAGAGCAGTTGTGTGAAGTCAGTAACAAACCCAACGAATGTCAGCAGTCCAGTAAATCCAGCGAGTCCGATAATACCACCGCCTCCTCCACCGGAAGCACCACCTCCACCACCAGCACCTCCACCAATGGAAGCACAACCACCGGAGATGCCAAAGGCGGAAATGCCGAAAGCGGAAGCACCGAAAGCAGAAGCCCCCAAGGCAGAAGCACCAAAGGAAGTGAAGTCATCTGGAAGCGCAAGTACGTCATCATCACCGATTGTTGCTAGTCCTACACAAACCAAAGAAACACCACAAAAGATTGAAGTACCTAAAGGCAAGGACTTAGTACCTGGCTTTGGACTTGTCATGTCTTTAGAGATATTAAACAAGCCTATGCAATTTCAACAACAACAATTACAAAATAACTTAGATTATACACAGGAGCTATCTAATGAGTTCAGAGGAAACACAGACTTCTTACTTCAACTTCTCACCGACAACGATGTGGGCGATTCTTTTAGGAGTCGTAACGACAGGCTCTGGGGCAATCTACGTAGGCATAACGACTTACAACCGTGTTATAGCTGCGACTGAGGCGATTGAAGAAGCTAAACCTTATGACGATGCTGAAGTTAAGGCTCAGATTAACGAGTTAAAGATTAAGTTGTCAGGCTTGGAAACTTCTGTGAATACAGTTAAGGATGCTTCTGTAGCGACATCTAATCAGCTAGTAGCTGTAAGTGATAAGGCTTCTACTGCTAAAGGTGAAGCAATGGAAGCTAAAGCGATTGCTAACGGTAACGCTCGTGAAACACAAGCTGCTTTAGGTGGTGTGCGTGAAGAAGTTAAGTCAGGCATTGAAGGCATTAAAGCACAAATGAAAGCACTACAACGTGCATCTACTAACCCATTAGGAAATTAATATGCTAACCATGATTTCAACAGTCCTGTCATTTTTGATGGGTGGTTTACCAAAACTACTAGATGCTTGGCAAGATTCAAAAGATAAAAAGCACGAAATTGCATTAGCTAATATGCAGATTGAACGTGAGATGGCTATGCATAAGGAAGGTCTTATTGCACAGCAAAAAGTTGAGGAAATTCGTTTAGAAGAACTTAAAGTAGATGCTGAAGTACGTACTCAAGAGTTTGCTTTAAAACAACATGAGGCTTTACTAGCACACGATACGGCTTCTGCTATTGGTGCAAGCACATGGGTTATCAATGCTCGTGCTATGGTTCGCCCTGGCATTACTTATGGTATGTTCTTCTTATTAGCTTTCGTTGATGTATTTGGTTTCTATTATGCTATCCATACTGGTGTAGGATTTGAAACTGCATTAAACTTATTATGGGATGATGAAAGCCAACAAATATTTGCAAGTATAATTGCGTTTTACTTTGGTGGTCAGGCATTTAAAAAATGAGAGCAAGTGAAAAATGTTTAAAGATGTTAGCGCACCATGAGGGTGTCCGACAAAAACCGTATAAATGTCCTGCTGGTTTATGGACTGTTGGTGTTGGTCATCTTATTGGCGATGGAAAGTCTTTACCTGATGCTTGGAATCGTACTTTCAGTTTAGAGGAAGTTTATGCAATACTCGCTAAAGATGTCACTCGATTTGAACGAGGGATTGAGAAATATATTTCTATCCAACTTACACAAGGTGAGTTTGATGCTCTTGTCAGTTTTGCTTTTAATCTTGGTTTGGGAACACTTCAGAAAAGCACGCTTCGTCAGAAACTTAATCGTGGAGATAAAGAAGGTGCTATTGAATCGCTCCTGAAATACAATAAAGCAGGTGGTAAAATCCTAAAAGGGTTAGATAACCGTAGAAAAGATGAAGCAGCATTATTTTTGTCAAAATAACGTGCGTTTATAGCGATTATTTTAATGCACTTGATATGATGGTATCAAATTAATATAAAAATGCGTTTTAGCATAGCTAGCGTGCGTTTAAAGCATAAAAGGGACGGAATATGGCAAGTTTAGCAGATAAAAAGAAGGCTTTAGATTGGTCTAATAGAAATGCACAAGGATTTCAAGGCATTTTAGACGTAAATCAATTTTTGCCTGTTACTGGAGATGTTCAATCTGGAATATTAGCTGGTCAAGATTTGCAACAAGGTAATTATGGTTCTGCTGCATTAAATGCAGTTGGGTTATTGCCTTTTGTTCCTTCTCTTGGTGGAA